TATGCAGCACCTGGAGAACCAAATACACATCTAGGATCTGAGAAACCGAATGAGTATCTCTCTCTAGCTTTGTATCTTACGTTACCAGTATCAAAGTCACCTTCCATAGATGTTCTAATTGGGGATCTTTGGAATAACTTAAATCCATTAGGAATGTCAGTCTTGATAAAGAATGCATCTGGATCTGTTAAGTAGTGGTTTACAACATAACCTTCAGGAATCATGCCCATATTTCTTGTGGCATTGATATCATTATCTGCTGTTCCAACTCTTAACTGTGACTGTGTAAGTCTTTCAGCTACGAATTGTAACTCAGAAGGAATGATAAGCTTTCTTCCCTGTGTTGAAATTAATAAACCTCTTTCGTCAACAAATGCAGCGATGTCTATTAAAGACTGCTCCAATGAAGTTTCGTTTAGGTCAGCAGCAGTTGCTAATTCGTTTGCGAATGTTCCTGCTACAATTGGGTGTGCTGCAGAACAAAGTTCAACGCCGTCACCACCAGCAAAGTTACCATCAAACGCATTATTTAATACGTTTGCAGCTTTAACCTGCTTAGTGTTTGCCATGGAACGTGCAAGTGCTTTTGTGTATCTTGCTGAGATTCTGTCATAAAGATTATCTTCAACAGCTTCTTCAGTGATTGCAAAACCAAGTGCAATTGTTTCATGTGTGTAACGTGCTGTGAAAGTTTCTGTCGCATTGTCATAAACAATTGACCCACCTTCACTCTTTGTTCTCGCATTACCAAAACCTGATAACATTACTTCTTCTTCGAATGCTCTGTCGGAAGATTCTGTATCAAATATTTGTGAATGCTCTGCATCGTAACGTCCGTACTCCAGGCCAAATAGTGCGTTTAGACCGGGCTCTAACTCTTTAACGAGTTGACTTCTAGATATAGCCATAGTTTAACCTCCTATACGCCTGTTGTGTCTGTTAGTGAGTGTAAGTTAATCTTAACTTGAATCGCTGCATTTGCTGCAGTGAAGTCAGAATTTTCAACATCAGTTGAAAGTCCTACAACTCTAAAATTAGCGCCAGCGTTTGTAGTAAAAGTGCTACCGTCAACAACAACGTTTGAGATTCCATCAGTTGATGAACCTGCACTGTATGTTGCGATGTTACAGTTTGTACCTACTTGCGCTTGACCGCCGTTAGTGTCGTCAACTTTGACCTCGAATACTACATTCGGATCATCAATGACGTATGCTTTAATATCATCAGCTGCTATGCTGCCTGGATAGTGGTTACTCCAAGTTGGTTTACCTGTTGTTGGATCAGTGTATTCACAACCATTAAAAATACCAATAAGTTCAGCACCAGCAGTTGAACCGACATCAATAGCACCATTTGCGACCAATATTACAGGGTCGCCTTGATATATCGCGGAACCTTCATTATTCCCGATTTTGTACTCATTCTGGCCTTGACCATTGTAAGCAGCACCGAGCATCTTGACAGGCTTGAATCCGTAATATCCAGCTTGATTTGCCATAGTTCTTCTCCTTTATTATTAAGTGTGCTTTATTCGGTCTTCTTAGGACCTCCAAAAGACACACGACTCTGCCTATCAACATTGACAGGCATGCTTGGATGTTGTTCCCTTAAAGGATCTGTTTCCCAAGCTTCAGTCTGTTGATCAGTCTTTCGCTTGTAGTGAGCATTACGCTCTAAAACAGTTTCTTCAGGGATTCTTGCCAATAGCAAGTCACCTACGCTGATGACACCCTCATAAGCTTTGATACTTCCATTGTAAGCAGCGTATAAATTGCCGGAATATTGGTCAGCTCTGACTAATTCCCAGCCCTCTCTGAGTCTAGCGTTGATATTTTTAGTATCATCCGCTCCATTTACACGATGACGAAGCCATCTTTGCTTATATCCATCAGGACATGGTGGTGCGTCTAATTGAGACGGTGGCTGCCAAGGTTTTCTACGTTCCTCGGTTGCCCTTGTTTGTGCACTTCTTGGTGTTTTATTATCTGTCATGTTGTACCTCCTAAACGTACTTAGCATATTCACTTAGAGGAACTCCAAGCTTATTTGCTATTTTTACCTGACTAGGAGTTAACCTAACAGATTTGCGCCCACTGGTTGCAGACCTTGATGCAGAGGCAACGGGTTGGGCGATTTTGTTGCTTCTGGTAGCCTGATCCTCGCCCTTCGAAAAGGACTCTGGAAACTTGTTTTTAACTCTATTAGTTAATTCATCATAGTAGTCATCTGATTCAGTGTCAAACCCTTCTGCTACTAAACCACGATGAATTCTTTGAGCAAAATCAGTCATTTCTTCATCTTGTCTAAACCACGTATTCTTTTCAGCCCAAGCTAATGCTTTAGATGAAGGTTGTGGTCTACTTTGTGGTTGTTGAGGAGTTGACTGTTGATCAATTTCTTTTTGAAATTGTTCATATTCTTGCTCTTTTTTTGACTTTGTAACTCTAATTCTTTCAGCCTCTAAATCTAATTTAGTTAAAGCTTGGCGAGCTTCTTCTTCAAGTTGAAAATCACCAGCTTCTCTAGCTCTTATCAAATTTTGACGTGCAAGATCAGAAGCCATTTTATTTCGTACTTCACTTTCAGACATATAACCTTTGTCAATGTCATAAGTTTTCTTTTTAGCTTCTGATAGTTCTTTTTGAACGTTTTGAGCATACATGAAAGCAGCCTCTTTTTCTCTTTCGGCTTCTCTCAATTTCCAAGTCATTTTATCAATTCGTTTTTTGACTTTATCTGAGTATTGATCCATTTCACCTTGTTGTTCTTCTTCCTGAACTTCAGGCTTTAAAGGATCTTTTTCTTCAGTTTTTACTTCTTCATACGTGTCGGGTTTTACTGTGCCGTGAGACTTATCTTCAAGTTCTATTTCAGCACCTTCACCTGACGTATCCAAATCGACCATTTTGTCTTTCTGAGCAGATGTTATTTCTGTTTGCATGGTACCTCCCATGTTATAGTATTGTTAGTATGTCCTCTGGATTATCCACTGTGCCGAGTATCTCGTCATCATTGAGTAATCTTACTTCCCCACCTTCAATTTTAAGTCTAGATCCTGCGTATCTGCCAAACACAACCCAATCACCTTGTTTACACCAAGGACCATTAGGAAACTTTTCTTTATCTTGATATGCATCTGCACCGACTGCTAAAACCATAGCAACAGACGCTGTTAATTGTGAGTCTTCTAAAGTCTTATCCGTTAAAATAACTCCACCTTTAGTTTTTTCTTTTGCTTTAAAAGGTAAAACTAAAATTCTCCAACCAACAGGTTGTGGAAGTTTTTCTAATTCTTTTTTATCTTCTGCTACGCCCTGTGAAGGGTTTGCCATTTTTTTCTTTATGTCCTCAGGGACATATAAAGTCTTAGTCATCTATTTTCTCCTCTTGATCCAGCAGGCGAGAAATTTCCTGTTGGCATATGTCAAGCATATGTAACTTTCCTTGAATATACTTGTAATCTTCAAAGTTTTCAACCCCTTGTGTCAAATGTTCATGAAGTTGTTCTTTGAGTGTTTTTAGTTCTTTTTGATAATTATGAATTACAAAGATGCTCATACGTAAGCATTAACTCCTGGTATTCTTTTTTCAAAAACTTTATTTTGTCCATCTTTAGCACAATGCCATGTTTGTTCATGACCTTGATTAACTCCATAATTATTCCTTTGCATTTTACCTAAGCCTGATTTTACTGCTTCAGCTACTGAATTAAGAGCATAGTCATCACCAACCATAACACCCGTTTGTTTTAGTTTAGGCCACCAATTGATAATATCATCTTCGACAGCGTCATATTCATGTGCACCGTCAACCATAATATAATCAACAGATTCGTCTTTAAATTGATTTAAAATTTCTTCTGAATCCGATCTACCTTGACAAGGTATAACCATATTTCTTCCAATAAAAAATTGTAAATTATCTTTGAATATTGATGAGAAGTCTTTTGGTAGTTTTATATTAGCATGTTCTGTTGAACCTTCAAAAGTATCAACGCAATATATTTTTACATCTTCTTTTCCCGCATTGTAAAGAGCGGTTGCAAGATAGTGTGTCGATCTACCTAGAAAAGATCCAATTTCTACAATGACACCATCATCGGCTATTTGATCTACAACGATGTCGTAAGTTTCTGAGTAATTGAACCACCCAGGTATCGTAAAATAGGTGTGTTTCATAGTTAAGAATATCCTTATTTGTTTGTCTTAACTATTTGTATCTTTTTATAATTAATTTTCAACCCTTGTGGTGTTGGTCCTCTTTTAGGAGGAACTGTTGTTGTTAGTTTCTGTTTCTTCATGTTCGCATATGGTGCATTCGCACATACAAGTTGAACAACAATGGCATAAGCAGTCACACTTTATGCATTTTGTTGTCATTTCTTTTTAGTAATTAAACCCATAGCACCTTTTGCCCCCTTGATGCCGAAGCTGGCCGAGCAGGCGATATATAAGAGATGCTTATAATAATCAGGGAGTGAGTGTAGTGCCTCAAACCCTGCTTTAATGTGTGGAGTCCATCCGGGAATAAACACTGCCACCGCTGGAACCAACAAGCATATTAAAATTAGTTCGTCTTTCCACGATCCCTTCATTTGGTCAACTGCAGTAGCCTCCCAGCTAATTTTTCCTGCTATTTGTTGTTCTTTTAAGCTTTTTTGTGCCTTGATTTCAGTCAAAGCAAGATCCGCTTTTGCCTTTTTAGTCTCTACAAAGCCAGTAACAGCGTCTTTAATCATTCCAGCTACTGGACCAGCTAATAAACTAATCATTTTGACCTCTATTTGGTTGATTTTGACGTTGTATTGCTACATCTGCACGTAAATTAGCTAAATCATAGTCTTTTTGTAATTTTTTAGCGTCAAAAGCTTGCTTGTAATCAAATTGATTCTCTTTTAATGCTTGATTTTCACCTTTTAGTTGAGCTTGCATCTCCATTTCAGACTGTTTTAAAGCTAACTCTTGTTGTTTGAGTAAAACAAGAGGATCCATGTTTTGATCCTGCATAGATTCCTGTTCTTCCGTAACCATTTGTTCTGTAATTTTTACAATTTCATTATCTATTGCAGTTGCTCTTTGAGCTTGTAGTGCTTGTAAAGCCTCTGGTGGTACTTGTTCACCAAATTGTTGACGTAATTTTTCTGCTTCTTCTACCATTGCTTGATCAACAGTTTGTGTAGCAAGTAAAGAAGTATGTTGCATGATGTGAGAAACTAAATTCATAACTGCCATTGGATTAGCTTTCACTAAAACAGATGACATAAATGTTCTGTGTGCTTTAATGTGAAGTTCATGATTTTGTTGTGGAAAAGCTTGTAAAGGAGCACCACGTAAAACAACACTATGTTCCATAGCTGGATCTTGTGGTTGAGGTTGTGGTGGTATTGGAAGTATTTGTTCAATATCTTTAATACCTAAAGCTATATACATTCTTCTGTAAGCTTCTCGTAAATTATGCATCTGAGGGTTACTCTGGGCAAGTTGTAATTGGTTTTGTGCTAACGTCACACGTTGTGACATGGAGAAAATATTTGGATCTGATACAGGTAAGATATCTATATTGTCATCAAAATCGAGAGCCTTAATTTGTCTAGGTCCACCTTGAACATTAAAAGGATATACAGGTGGAAGAGCTACTTTAAAAATTTTAGCTAATAACTTAAATTCTTTCTTTTGAGCAAAGTGTAATCTTTTGTGAACAGCAGACATAACTTTTGTGCCACGTTCCATAAGAGCCATGGTGGTACCCACAGGAGTTTGTGATTTACCTATTTCAGATGTTTGCATATCTGCAACGGTTGCAAATTGTTTTGCAGCATCTACACAGAAGCCTAGTAGTTGCATAAGAACTTGGTCAGGACCTTTGTAAGGTAAAGGCATTAATGCTTCACGAATAATTCCATTAGGTGCATCAACATCTCTAAACTCACCAGGTTGTAATGGTTGATCATCATCACGTATTCTTAAACCACGTGACTTATAACCTGCTGGTAGATTAGATAAAGTACCTGCATCTAATAGTTGTCTTAATGCTGTTGTGGCAGTTCTTGTCAAACCACCAATCATGTGGATTAAACCAAAGCCATAAAAACCTAAACCCGGTAAAAACTTGTAGTGAACAAAATATTCATTTTTCCTTTTTAGTGGATCTCCTTCAACATAATTTCTATATATAGATAAAACTTTATTTGACGATCTATCTATAGTAACAACATAAGGTAGCTTAATTCCACTAGGTTCGCCATCCTTTGGGTTTAAATCTTCAAAACCTTCTAAATCTAAATCAACATGCATTTCATATAATTCAGACATGTCATCCATTTGATAGCTGTTTGGATTTACACCATCTATTCTATCCATTTTTTCTTGAAGACCTGACTCATCATCACCATCGTATGCTTGTAAATCTACGTCACGATAGAATCCAGAAACTTGTTTCTTTCTCAAATCGTTCATAGACATTTTTACAATTTGTGAAATTCGATCACAGCTGTCTAAGTCTGATGCTCCGTAAGGAACAATAATATCTTCTGCAGGAATAAACTTTGATGTAGCTCTACCTTGAACTTCATCATAATAAACTTTTTTAAATGCACTTCCTGATAAAGGTAATTGAAATAACAATTGATCCATTTCAGGATTATAATCTTCCATGACATGAGTAATCTCATAATTCATGTATTCTTTTACACGTTCTGCTGCTAATTGAAGTTGTTCATTGTTTGCACCAACAACTTGAGTTCTAACAGGACCATCACTAGGTAATAATTCAACATAAGCCATCGCTTGAAATTGTGTAACAGCTTGAGCTAAGACAGGATGATTAACGCTTGCAGCACCTCTGAATGGTCTGGTGCGTTCTTCATATTTGAAACCTAATAAATCTAAACCTTTGGTATAAGCAGTTTCCCAATCTTCTCTAGAGGATCTGTCATTTTCGACTTTATCCATAAGGTCATTAGAAAGAGATTGTAAATACCCTTCATCTAAAATTTCTGCTAAGTTTGAATTGAATCCTGATTCTTCTGGTATGTCTACATCACCAACTATCGCTGAACCATCTTCAATTATTTCTACACTATCTTCTACTTGATCAGGAGATAGATTCACCTCTATTTGACTGCCTACTTCTTCAATATCAATTTTATCATCACCTCCAGGACCAATTGCTTTTGCATCGTTAATGTCGCTTGGATCACGTGATGAGCTGTTAAATTTATCTACCATATTCGCCGTATATATCTGTTATAGAAACTAAACTATCTTTATCAATAGTTCCACCTGATTTTTTCTTAAATAAGTACATTGGTTCTTCCAATTTGGAAGGATCAAATGATATAGTATACATATCAATTGCGCTAGGGTTATATTCCATAATCTTTATAAGTGCATCATCTGCACTTTCACCTTCTTTTAAAGGTATCATACGATATCCTACATCCGTGGCATCTCCACGACCTTCTACAAGGTAGTAATCCATCATTTGACCTGGTGCAATTTCTCTAGTCAAAACTATTGTACCTGGTTCATTTACTCCACTTGCAATTCTAGTTATTTCCTCATCATAATATTTGTCCCTATCCGCATCTGATATTTCTTTTCTAGTTTCTATTTGTTTTAATATCTGAAACTCTCCGTCTGGATTTTTATTAAGAAATGTCACACCACGATTAGTTTTACTTGAATCAATAATCTTTTCTACATTTAATGTACCATCATACTTTTTTGCAATGTTCTTTAATTGTTGAACACCTACTTTGTCATACAAGTTTTGAAACTTCTTTTTTGCTTCATCCGAACTCTTACCCCAACGAGGGTTAGCACCTATATCAGCAGGCATAATAGCCACTCGATCGATATCTTTTTGTTTTGCTGCTTTGATTGTTGATTTAATTAATAGATCTACATAGTCTGCTTGTTTATTAAAAGGTATGGGTGGAAATGATTCTAATGTTTTCATATTATAACCACTTGGTAGATAAGTATCTGTCTCTCCAATTCGTTGTAATTCCTCTCGGTTGCTTGTAGAGGGTACTTTAAAATCTTTAAGCTTTTCTTGATAGTTTGAACTTCGATTCATGGACATCAAGTCATCAAGAATTTTTGTTTGTTCTTGTGCTAAATCAAAAATCTTAGTCTTGTAAGCAGGGTCTGTGTATTGCTCAACGTTTGCCATACTTAGTTTGTTAATATCATCTTGTATTGCATTTAGGTTGCGTGTTTTTTCTGGAATTAATTCTTTCGCAACAATGTTAGGGAAAGGTTGAATTAAATTATCTTGTGCTAAGTCATTTAATAGACTCTCTGGATATTTTTGATCAAACTGTCTTAATTTATTTGTGGCATAGTCAACGTTTCCGGGACCCAAGTTTCGAGCCTGTTCTACTTGATTAACTAGATCGGCACGTTGTCTTTTCAGTGCATTAACCATTGCAAACAAGCGTTCTTGTTCTTTACGAACTTCGGTTAGCATATCAGTTTGCATTTCTTGAATGACTGCCACTTTTTGATTGTCAGCATTCTTGTATGTTCCTACACGAGTGAAACCTAAAACATTCGGTTCTTGATAGTGTCCTGAATTAACAAAAACTTTTTCTTGTCCGGGTAGTTGAGGGACGTTAACTACAACTTCAAAATACTCATCCGCAGCTTCATCAATTTTAGCACTACCTGCACCTTTATGTCTTGCTCTTCCTTGATCTGCATCAAAGTCTAATAAATCTCTTCCTGTGCTACCCGGCACAAAAGTTTCAGCAGGGTCTCGTCGAGTGGATTCTTTCACACGCACTTCTAAATTACCTAAGGGTGACATGTCATAGAGACTTTCTAAGTCTTGTTTTGTAATTTTTTTGTTAGGAAAAAACTTTTCAGTATCTTCTAGATATTGCAAAATTCCTGTATCCATCATTTCTGCTTCAGGAACTTTTCTTCCTTTAATTAAAAATTCTCTCCAACCTTGAGGTGTTGAAGCCTTCGGTGCATTTTGACTATTGAGTTGATCGAGAAAAAATGATTTGAAAAAGAAATCTTGTCTTCCTGCAGGCAACGGTGCAATCTCCTGTGAACCTGTTGGTGCCGGTATAGGATCTCTTGCTTCTTCTATTTGTTTCACATTAGATGGTGTTGCCATCGCTTTGGGTTTTTTGAAAACTTTAAAGAGATTCAATAAATTTGCTGCTTGTAAATTACCTGAATCTACGGCTTCTTGAAAATAGTCTTGGTCTACTGCAGGGTC